TTTAACTATAACATCTCTATATTCTTTATTAAATAACATCTCGGTACTTGCTGCCGCCCAATCCTGAGGAGATATACCATCCTTACCTCCAACAAAAGCAAAGTGAGTTAATGATGTAACTTGCTTAGTTATATTTCCTAGACTAAAACCTAATTGTAAGGTTATTCCTAGTCTATTTAGTTTATTAGCCACCTTTAACGCTTGGTCATAAGGGTTACTTAGTTTAGGGTCTATTATATAATCTAAATTTTCTTGCGTATATTTAAAATTAATAGGACCTATTTTTTCATATATCTTACCCCTAGTAGCTGGTCCGAACAATTCATTTATTTTTCTAGAGGTAGGTAAATAAACCTGTGCATGTACCATATTATGTATGTAGTCTTGAGCCTTTAATCTTGCGTCTACATTTGTTTTTAGTTTCTTAGTGGTTCTTTCATCCTTAAATTTTAATCTATCAGTCATAGCGGACCTATTAAAAAATTCCACTTCAGGATTAGTTAATTCTTCTATACTGACTTGTTTGTATTCTTTATTTTCTAAAGACTCATCATTTCTATAGGTTGGATAATACTTTTTAATCCTAAGAGGCATACCTGTTTCTGCTTCAATTAGCGGTCTAAATAATTCAGTATTAGATTCATAAAAATCAAGTAATGAATTTGCTACCTTTTTAATTTTAGGATTTTTTTCTACATATTCATTAAAAGCTTTACTATCAATATCAGATATTTCTAAAATTCTATCCATTCTATCAGCATCTCTTAAGAGTGCCTTTTTTTCTTTCTCAGATTTTTCTTTAGATGCTTTTTCTCTAAAAAATTTAGCTCTTTCTTTATGTATTATTTCTTCTATATATAAATCAACTACTGTCCCATTAGACATTTGAGCATCACTATTTTTAAATAAACCTTTAGCCGTTCTATCTAGATACTTATTAGCCTCTTTTTTACTTCTAAAGTTATCAGTAAGTGTTTTTTCATATTTTTTATAAATCTGTTCTGTCAATACCTCTACCTCGTATGGATTATTAGTAGTAATATCATCTAATATATCTTCAGTAATTTTTTTAAGCTTAGGGCTACCTTTCCCTATTCTCATTAACTCTGTACGTATATTTGCTACTGATTTAGTTGGGTCGAAAATAAATGCGGCTCCTTTTTTTATTTTACTAGGAATAGGTTTATTTCGTTTAACTCTAGTCATTGTTAGTGTTTCATACCCCTTAATATTTTCAATAGGAATATCAGGGTTAGCGTCTAAGAATAGTTTTAAATTATTTTTAGAGGTAGCTAAACTTCCATTTATAATAACAAGTCTATCCCCTGCTTCAGCTTTATCTAAAAAATCTTCAGCTTCTTCTATAGAGTTTAATTCTACACCCTTTTCTTTTACAGGTCCCTCTTCATATAACCCTTCAGCCACCGTCCCTTTTCTTTTAGCTCTAGCTATATTTTTAGCTCTATCGGATAATTGTTTATCTACCCTACCTTGTTTTTCAATTGCTAATATATTATCATATAAAACCTTAACTTGTTCTATAGGCATTTCTTTTAAATCCAAACCTTCTAATGTAGCTGCTACTTCATATAATTTAATTTGAGATTTTATAGATAACCTAACAACAGGCTTTCCATCTTTTTTTATTTTTGGTTTTACTACACTTTTAATTATTTTATTTATTGTTTTAATCATCTTAGGCTTAGGAAATTCCTTTTCTACTTTAGGCTTTTCCTCTACCACCTCTTCAGTAACCTCAGTAGTGGGGGTTTCTGTTATTTCAGAATAAGATTCAGGAAGTAGCCCCATTTTTTGAGGAGCAAAAGCTCTTTCTCTTGGACCTAAATATCCAGGCTCACCTTTCTTAATAATATCCCCTTTTTCATTTCTCATCTGAGGACCAAAGTTTACCCAAGAGTTTTGACCTCTTGTTTCAGTTGTCATAGCTCTTCTTGCTTTATCAGTAAACATTCTAGCATGAACATCCCAAGCGTTCTCCTCTCCTTTAGCACCGAAACTATTTCCTCTTTCGGAGTGTCCAAAGAAATCATGAACACCTCTAAATAAATCATTTATTAATAAAGGTTTGCCATTCTTATCTTTAAAACCAGAGTCTTGTAACATCGCATTTTCTTTACGTTGCTGCTCTGTTATACCTGCCTCACCAAAACCTCCCTCTGTAGAGAAAATATACATGTGCTTGTTATTTTTCAAGTCATCTATCATCTCCTGTGAGTTAGCGTATGGCTCACCCTTACCCTCATATATTTCAATCTCGTAACCAGCCTCAGTCATAGCACTATACTGGTCAACAGTTTCTTTAGCTAACGCATTGTAAGCCTCCTGAACTTCAGGGTCACTAGGGCTATCCTCCATAGCTTCATAAATATCCGCTATTTCCATAGCATTATCTATATCTAGCTCGGTAATATTTTCTCCAGCTGATGTCTCTATACCTTTATCTTGTTTATATTTAGCAGATATTTCTGCTGTTTCTGGATTAGGGTCGTTAAATAATCTAGCCCCTGCTTTAGCTGGTCTACCCTGGGTGTCTACCGTTTCGGTTTTTATCTCCACCTCTTCAGTAACCTCAGTAGTGGGGGTTTCTACTTCTTCCTTGACCTCAGTAGTGACTTTTTGCTGTGGCTGTCCCACTTCTTGCAGTCCCACTTGCTCTGTGGGTTCCTTCCCTTCAAGGCGTAGCACGCCTTCCTCTGTTGTTTGTTCTTGAACGGCATCCTTTTCTGTTTTAGTTATTTCTTTCTGTAAATTATCGGTAATACCTTTTACCTCAGCCTCCTGCTGTTTAATCTTTTCGGAGAATAAAGCCTCGTTAGCTTTGCTTGTTTTAGCTTTAGTCTTTAATTCTTCTAGCTTTCTATCAGCCTCAGTGAACTTATTAAGTAAATCGTATACTCTTTTTCTAGCTCCTGGTTCTGTTATGCCTACATCGTTGATGGTCTTTAAGTGGTTTCTAGCTGTCTGAACCTTACCTTGTAGATTGAAGGCATCCTGACCACTTATTCCTTGGTTTTTTAAATCTTCCGTTAATGCCTCTAACTCTCCAATGCTTAAGTCCTTAATAACCTCAGCGTCTTTGTAGTCTAGCTCGTACTCCTTACCAGTGAACTCAACATTGTTCTTCATTCTGTTAGCCATAAAGAATAACTCTCTCTTCTTCTTCTTATATCCCTCTTCTTTTTTTATTTGCTCCTGAGCTAAAAGCATTCCTTCATTGTCAGTTAACTTCTCATAAGCTGAAATTATCTCCTTCGCTTTTTTATTTTTTTCAGGGTCTGCTAATTCTTCTTTTGTTCTTGGGTTTTCTTTAACTTTAGTCCTGTATGCTTTCTTTATTTCCTCAGCAGTGTACTGTTTCTTAGGGTCTAGTCCTAATGTTTCTACAGCCTTAGCGTACTCAGAGGGCTCCATAGGCTTATAGTTCTTGATGTCACTCCTCATGGCATCATACATATTCTTCCAGCCCTTTGCGTTACCTAATCCTAAAGCTCCCATAGTAGAGAATGATACGAGTAATTTCTTTATTGGACTACCCCCAGTATACGTAGGTTTTCCGTCCTTCATCTCCCAAGTACCACCCACATCTAACACCTCGTTTACTGATTCAAGAAATCCCTTGTCAGTGTTAACCATTGTATCAAAAAACTCAGCCCCGTATAAAGACCCTGTTCCTACCGTAGCGTTAGCCGTTCCGTTAAATACACCCCTTAGTACCCTGCTCTTTTGTATAGGAGTTAAAATACCTTGTAATAGAGGGCTCCTAGTTCCTAGTAATGCTTTGGTAAGAAAATTACCACCATATTGTCCTAACCCAAAACCAGCTCCCATTGTGCCTGTCATTCCCTCGCCACTTCCAGATACTAGTTGTTCAGATAACACACCAGTCGATTTAAATACTAAAGCCTCTTGTGCCCCTGAACTTATTAAACCAATAGCAACTCTAGTGTAAGGACTCTTTGACCTAATCTGTGCACCACGAGTTAATATCTGCATATTCTTTAATGCCCCTGTTAGGTTAATGGCTTTCTTAGTTAATGCTATCTCTCCTATCAGAGGTATTATACTACCCACAGCAGACATCCCCTCATCCAGTATACTGTCCTCAGCTCGTTGTTTATCCTTATCTGTAACCTTTAAACCAGCGTCTTCTCTAGCTGAAACGTAAGCCTTAACCATATCATCAGCCACCCTTACATCTTGACCCGTAGCTGTTTCGTAAGCAGATACAGCCAGTGCTTTTAATGGGCTAAAATATCCCTCCTCCTCTAACGTAGACGGGTTGTAGTTTAATGCTAATGCTCCCTGAACCTCTAGTAGCTGCTTAACATTGTTATTGTACTCCTGTACCAATGGTGAGTTTCCAGGAAGTAAAGGAAGTGTCTCTGTTATCCTACCTGTCTCAGCTACCTTTCTTATCTCATCCGTAGCTATAGAAGCTGTCCCTGTGTTAAATCCAAACTTATAAGATTCTCCGTCAACCAAACTACCTACATCCAACTTAACTTGTTGAACTAACCCTTCTACTATTCCGAGTCCTTTAAATATTTTACCCTTGTGGTCATTTATTTTTTTAGCTGAGAAGATTGTCTTATATAACAGGTCTACCTGTAAGTCTTCCAGCTCTTCAGGGGTGTACGATTTATGTTTCTCTATAGCACCCTCCTCTACTTGATTATTAAAAGCTACCACCTCGTCTGGTGCGTTACCCTCTTCGATGTATGTACCGTCAAAGTTATACAACTTCTGTGCGTCTATGTTATATAGGTCGTTGAATTTTTGTTTTAAACCATTAATATCCTCCTTAGAAGCCCCTGCTCTCTGAGCATCTCTAAATAGGTCGTTGAATTTTTGTTTTAAACCATTAATATCCTCCTTAGAAGCCCCTGCTCTCTGAGCATCTCTAACGGCTTTTAAAGCCTCAGCTAAAGCTTTTCTTTCTGGAGATAGTGTGTTGATAAAATCTTCTTGTGCGTTTACTCTCTGCTGTATCTTAGCGTCATAAGCCGCTTGGTTTACAGCTGCGGCTGATGGCTTACCGTCATCACCTATCTCTAGTGCTTTAACCTTCTCCTCAAACAACCTATCGAAATCTTTTTGCTTGTATTTCTCACCACCAGCGGTGATGTATTTATTAGCTCTTTGAGCTACAACAAAAGCATCCTCTTTTTCTTGACTGCTAAGCAAACTACTAATAACACTTAATGGACCTGTTGTAATTTGTCCAGCCTTACTTGTTTTAACTTGTGGAAATAGTAATGGTCTTTATCCTCTCTATCCGCTAAGTATTTAAAATCTTCAGCTTCAGCGTCTAGGTCTTGTTGAATTTTTTTAGGGTCTCTTCGGTTGTTGTTAAGGAATTGAATTAACTTATTATACTCCTCCTGCTTACCTGCGGATGTAAATGTCTGTAGGTCTACCTCAAGTGGGTTGCCGTCATAGTCGTATACAGTTATAGCATCACCTGGTGTACCTGCGTATTGAAAAGAAAACCCATACTTATTAAACTTCTCTAATAACTCAGGGACGAGTGTCTCTTCATCCTTATCTATATCATCTAATACTACGGTAGCTATAGCCTCGTTAAAAGACTTATCTTCCGTTTTTGGTTCAAATGCTTGCTGTAGGTATTTAGGTAGCTCTGGGGTTTCCTCAACTACCTCTTCTGAAACGGAAACATCCGAAACACCAGGAGTCTCCACTTCTTCTGTAACCGATGTAGTAACGACTTCTTCTTGTGGAGAAACCAACCCCGTAGTTTCGTCTTTTTTTTTTACTAAAACCTTGAAATCCTCTATAGGTTTAGCGTATCCTTTAGACTTAACATAGTTAAAATTGTCAACAATAACATCTTCGTCTGTCTCTAAAAGTAACTTAAAATCTTCTATAGATTTAGTATATCCTTTAGATTGGGCTCTATTAAATAAATCAATAACTACTTCTTCGTCCATGTGTATCTATTTAGTACTGTAATCAACTTCTTTTTTCTCAACTACCTCTTCTGCTTTTTCTTTTCCTTTTGTAAATGTAGCTGTTTTCTTTTTTCTTCCTGCGTCTATTGCCTTTTTCATTACAGCATCAAAATCACTCTGCTTACCACTCTGTTTGTCAAAGATTACATTGTCAATAAGAACTCCATTTATTTTTAATGGAACAGAATAAGCATCATCTAATCCTTTCCCTACATTAGTTATCTCTCCGAATGTAACCTCAGTATTTGGGGCTTTTTGTTGAATGTATGCCATGATACTAGGCTTAACTGCGTTTATCTCTTCTTCACTGTCAGCGTTGTTAACCCCCAAGTGACCTGCATCATCACCGCCATTCCATAATAAAGTCTGTATCGTTATATCCTCCATCGATGGTGCAAACGGTTTACCCTCTACCTCTTGCTCAACAATGTCAATAGATACATCCTTACCTTTTCCTTCACCAAGATAAGTATCTATCTCATCCCACTCAGTCTGTGAGCCCGAAGCGGAAAACTCTCTAGTGTACTGAGATAAAATTTTAGCTGTAGCTCTAGTCCCAGGTTTTAACGCATCCTTACCTACGTGAATACCTATAGTTTTAGTGTCTGTTTTTCTTCTTACCTCAATACCATTCTTAGTTTCCTTAAAGGTGTAAAGACTTTTATTCATTCCCGTAAAATCACCACGAGAAGCATTTAAAGTAATTTGATACCCAGTGGTTAGATTCTTTAATCTTTTCTTTTCTTCATCATCATTGGGTGTGTACTCCCTAAATGTTTTAGTGTATGGCACCTGGAACTCAAACTGCTCTCTTACTATCTCCTTAGCTCTCTCTCTCTGCTCATCAGTTATAACCGTCTTCCAGTTTCCGTTCTCATCGGTAGTCATCTCTATACCACCCTCTATAGCGTCCTCTGATGATTTGTAAAACTCAGTGCCGTCATACTCGCTAAGAATACTAGCAACATCGTCATCATCGGACACAATAGCATCAATTGATTTGTTTAAATATTTTTCATAACCCTTTCTCTCCTTAGGGCTAGATGTACGTCCTACCTGATACGTAGCTAATTTATCAGCATACTGGCTTACTTCTTTAGGAACATCAACCCTTAGATAAGCTAGATTACCTGGATTAGTCAAAGTAGTTACAGATGTCGGTTCACCTGACATATTCCCCTCATCATCCGTAGATGTAACGTAGAGGTTAGTATATCCATTCTCGTTAGGCATCCACTGTAGCCTCTTGTTCTTTAGATTAGCCAGCTCTCCAAACTGGTCTAGAGCCCACTGAGAAACTCCTGATAGCTCTCCGTTCTGTAGCCCTTCCATTGTTCCAGCTACCGCCTCGTTATAATTCTTTGTTAGTGTGCTAAAGTCAGACCACTGGTTACTGATAGACATCTTCATTCTATTGAACTCATCTGGAGATATCTCTCTACGCTTTAGTTTATTATGCATCTCAGCAATCATCTCCCTACCTTCAGCTGTAGCACTGTATACTAAATCATTAAAAGCTGGTGATTTACCAGCCTCGTATTCTCCTATCTCCTTAGAGATATCAGCAGCCATAGTGTCGTACTTCTCCCTGAATGCAGCCTGTTCCTTTTCGATGTCACCCATCTTGTTAACGATGTCACCTGCTACAGTCCCCCAATTAATAGGTGGCTGTCTTCTTACATATCCTGCGTATTCTGCCATTTTTAAATTTATTAATTGTTATCCCCTAAAGAACTAAGTGCCGCATAATTAAAATTGGAAGGTAAAGTTGTAGGTGTGGTCATACCTCCAGATAGTGGACCGTAATTTGGTTGTTGATAAGCAGGATTATAAGGTTGTCCTAACGAATCAAGATACATAGACTGAAATTCAGGTTGTTGGCTTGTTAAACCGCTAGTAACAGCAGGTCTTATTGCAACTTTTTGCCCTGAAGCATCTGTAGTAGTTGTCTTCTGGTTTCCATAAGGATTTAAACCACTAGCAAATATCTGAGCTCCTAGCCCTATACCTGATGCAATACTCTGAGCACCAGCCTGTTGCATAGCAGCCCCTTCAGCAGAAGCTGCCTGAGCACCTTGTAGCCTCATACCCTCTATATTCCTGAACACATCCTGTTGTGCTGTCTCTATCGCCTGCTCCTGACCTAGAACTAATCTATCTCTCTCTGCTTGCATTCGGTTTATCTCTGCCGCCTGAGCACCAGCCTGTTCCCCAACCGCTTGAGTAAGCCTTCCTGCACCACCGATAACCCCTGCTGCACCAGCCTCTTGCATAGCCTCAACCTGTCCTGCTGTGCCTCTAGCTAATGCTCTCTCTTGAAATTCAGCACCCATAGTAGGTACCTGTAGTGCTAATAATTTATTGGTAGTCTGAATTTTTGCTAAATCTTCTAATGCTCTACCAGCAGCCTTGTCAGCCTCCCTTGTTTTTTTTGCTCCTGCAATCATCTGACCAGCACCAAGCAAAGCACTGGAACCAGCTGCGATACCTGATATTAATGCTAATGTTCCTAAAGCCATATTGTTTTTTTTAGATATATTATAATAACGCTGTAATATACAACATTATCCAAATACAAAGATACTAAATTAAGGGAAACTTTTAAACACTTCGCTAGAAATTGAGAATAATTCTACCTCACTAGTGCTACTATTAGATAATAAAGTTTCCATGTAATACCCTCTAGCACCATACGATTCAGCCTCCGCATCCTTAATATATAATACATAATCACCAATAACTGGTGTTATAGACGTAACTGGTATAGCTGGAGGATTAGGGAACATCTCTATAGATGTATCTGTTAGCCCTGTAATAGTTCCTATTAATTCAATACCTGCGTTATCCCTGTATAATTTATCGCCAATAGAAATATTACTACCTATGTTAAAACTAAAAGTAAGGGTTATATTTCCTGGTGCAGCACCTGTTACTGTAAGTATATCTCCTATCCCTTGTGCTGACATTAAATCTAAGTCAGTGTTTCCTGCTACCCTTCTGATATAGGTATAGTAATCACCCTCCTTTAGTTGATACTGTGTTGAGTTCATAAAACCTGTTGATAGGTCTGTAGTAATAGTAGTATCCCACGGAGAATCAGTATCAAGCTGTATAGTCTTAAACATCTTAGTGACCGTAGGCTCATCATTAAACACTGGTGTCACCGTAGAGTTATTTGGGTCTCCATAATAATTGTTTCTAAGGTTATTGCTGTAGTGCTTCCACATGTTACCACCCTTAAACGTATAGAAGTTACTATTCATCCCTATCATCCACTCTGGAAAGTAAGAGTGAAACGAGGTCCATCCACTATTTGCTGGTGCGTATGTTATTGTTGCTTCTGCCATAATTTATATTTTAAGGACACGTTGTTTTCTCTACCACCTGACCCACGCTGTCAATTCGTATCACATTATTCTTAACACCTGTCAACTCATCGGTTACATACCATAAGTATCCACCGTTAAAAATACGTTGTTCACACTCACAGAAGTTAAATATAAAGTCATTTACTTCTGGATACTCTTTCTGTCCGTTATGATAGAAGATAGAGTATGAAGGTGTGACAGCACACGCTAAACCACTTGTAGTCTCAGGGTTTGAGCTATCCATATTAAACCTCTTATTGGTAGTGTTAGGGTTAATTGTAAAGCTAAGTGTGGATAGAGCACTTGTCCCGAAACAGTTAGTAGCTGTAATTCTAAATGTATATATTCCTGGTGTATTAGCTGTTCCGTTTATTATTCCGTTTAACTTATCTAATGTTATACCTGGAGGAAATACCTCATCATCACACGTACCAACTAACGATGATGTACCTGTACCTGATACCAATACTGGAACCGTTGTAGTACATATCTCTTGGAATGAGTTTCTAGTTACTGTCGTTTCTATAGTAGCCCCTGTAGTACAGTCTGTAGTAGTAAACAATGCACCATCAGCTCCTCCGTTTAATTGATAAGTGCTACACGTAGTAGAAACAGCAAAGCTAATAGGGTTATTACTAACAGGTATCTTTAAGTCTATAGCGTCCCCTACATTAAGCGTAATAGCAGGCTGATTAATAACTGGCACAGCAACCTCTGCACACGCAGCACAATCACCCGTTACTATAACTGTTCCCTCTCCATTAACAACAACATAGTCGTCAGCAGCACCTACCTTATGGAATGCGTTATTACCGTTGTATCTCGTAGCACCACTAGGTTCATTAAATATAATATCACCAACCACTGGTAATGCGGCAGCTCCAGAGTGATACCTAGTAGATGCAGGAACTCTAGGACAAACCGTTGTGATGTCATCATCTGTCAGGTCTATTAAGAATGATGTTAATATAGGTGGTCCACCCTGTACCCTAAATGCACCTCCACCCTCTACTAATACATCTAAACTTCCAGGAAGTAACTCGTTCTTAAGGAATGAAATAGGTGTAGACACCGCAACACTTCCAGTATCGCCAACAATTTGGTCGTTCCACTTAACAACCATTCTATTAGAAACACCTGGTAGTAGTGTTAGTGTTATATTACCACTTCTTCCCTCGTAATCAATAATTGAATTTACATCTCCCGTTATTAAACCATTACTAGTAAGTATAGTAGATGTTGGAGTGGCTCCAAATAAGTCATTATTTCTGTAGTCGTATATTAAATATAGATATTTTTCTGTAGTCCTAGTAAACGTAAAAGAACCCTGGTAGTTACTACCCACCACAGCTGGTGTTACAGCTGTTGATAGTAATAATAAGTCATCTAAATTATCCTCTGTATACTCAGTGTTACTTACATAATACCTTAATGAGTTACCAAACAAAGGATTAAATGGTTTTATAGTAGCTGTACCAGGTATAGCTGCCTTTATAGTAACCGTATCTCCAGATGCAGGTATAGAGTCTACACCCTCAAAAGACCTAAAGCTATTGTTTAGTGCTAAAGAATTTTTAGTAAGCCTAACCCCATCAAAATCAATATCACCACCCGTGGTATTACTCGTAAAGTCATACTTCTGGTTAGCTATTAATCCTGTGTCTACACCGTTTCCAACTACAAATATTTTTCTTTCTAGCCTTGTTTTTCCGTGCTGAGTAATAGTAAACGGATAGCTCACACCACACGCTTGGAATATAACCGTAACGCTTCTATTTGACCCTGTTGCGTTAGCATCAAAAGCAAGCTGTAGTACCTCTGAATCCTCTCCAGAGTAAGGAGTGGCTTGAGTGTTAACTGTTAACCATGTTGCTCCAACCCAGGATACTGTCCACTCTGTATTTGATGATACATTCCAGTTGGCTGTAAATGCACTGCTTGTTACATTTAAACCATTCTTTAGTGGAGGAGAAACCTTAAAGTTACACGGAGGATTTAACGTATCGTTATTAGCTAGTACGTATCTCTCTTTAAATGGGTCTATAGCTCCTATCTTCTGTGTTCTACTGTTAGACACGAATAAGTCCTTAAAGTAGTCTCTCATCCCTTGAGATGATATTTCAAACATTCCGTTAGAGCCTAACCTCATTACCGCACCTCTTCTAGAGTCTGTAAAGTACATGTCGTTACCCCACGTAGCAAAGCTCTCTGGGTTTTCACTTATACCATACTCACCTGTATAGGTGACTTGAGTTCCTAACACTTCTGGTATAGATGCTACCACACCACCACCTACTGAATCGCTAAGTAGGTTCTTACCATATAATATCTTAGATACCTTATTCTCTTGAAAAGTTACGATGTCTGTATCTCTTGCGTGTAGCTTCTGAATAGAACCGAAGAACTTATCTAAGTACTTAAAGTTAGCTAATGATAGATTAAACTCATTCAGGTTATTTATACCTGTGTTCTCTCTATATATACCGCTATATGTAATAGCCTCCTCTACTCGTTGTTGCTGATAATCCTCTATCACAGAGCTTACTCTTGGGGAGTAGGCGAGTGCTGGTGCGTTGAAGTCACCACGTATTCTAAGCCCCTCTACACCATTACCGAAGCAATATGCGTTGTACATACTGTTCTCTCTATCTGGAACTGTTGATGATAGTGTAGTAGTATTTAAACTAACCTGAGCTGGAGAGTTACTCGATAAACTCTGGTTAGAAACATTACCTTGATGAGCACCATTAATAATATCAAACGTATCACTAAGCTCGTAGTATATATCCGCAGGATTCTCTATAGGGGTAGTCTCAAAAACATTAGCTTTTTCTTGTTGTTCAATCCTAAAAGAAACACCTATATATGATTGACCATCGCAATTATTAGTGTCGTAATAAGTAGACCCCGTTCCTTTTATGCACATCCATGTGGATTTTTCTCTTAAGTATTGAGCCCATGTAACTGTTCCTGGAGGGTTTTGACCAGCTATCGTTTGAGAAATTCTTCCAGTACTAGCACAATCACCAACCCCATAAACTTCATTTCTATCAAACCCTCGTCTAAAAAAAACATTAGAAGGTCCGTATTCTTGGTACTCATCCCCCTTACTAACACTTACATCCCCACCTGGTATGCTTTGAGTAGTAGGAATAAATCCTTCGTGTTTAAAATCTAAATAAGCACCACTTTCCCAGAACCACTCCTCTATATTAATATAATCTCTAGGGGATATAAATTCATTAGCTGTTTGTAATGAATTAAAAAATTCACCTGGAGCCACAGTCCCCTCATTTGTTTTACTTACATCATTAATGTTAAGAGTTATTCTCGCACCAGCCTTTATTGGTCTATCCTGTGTTAAATATCCAACTTGTGGAACACCAGAAACTCCTTGGTCCCATCCGTTACCTTGAGGAATAACAACCTGATTTCTATTGTTAAAATCAGCTGTCCAATCTGTTGTCTCTCCAGATAAATTATTTTTACCATTAGAATGAATGTTCACTATCCAATAATCACCTACCCTATACCCTAATAAATAATCAAAAGAAAAATTATAAACAGCAGGAGTGCCAGTTATGGTTTCATCTAACACGCTTTGATTTAGAGTAGTAATATTTTTTTTACTTTGAAGAAGTTGATATCCCCCTCCATTAGGTGTAACCTTTAATTCTTCTACCCTATAGGTGTTAACACTACCGCTTGGGGTGTCTATAATTATCTTTAATCTTCTATCGTTTCCAATAAGAGTGTCGCTGGGTTGAGAAAGATAATCTGATGGAGTAATTACATTATTAGTTGTTGAATTTCCATAATATATGGGGTAATTTAAACAATAAGTTCTTTGACCAGTAGCATATCCTAATATATAAGAAGAAGTTTGTATGTTATTATTATTTACTGAATTTGTCCCTATTGTAGAATGAGAAATATCAGTAATATCACTTCCGTCAAATAATGTAGCGTCATCTACCTTTAATTTAAAATATAAACCTTTCCTTTGTGTTTTGTCGTTATCTAAAAAATCTTCTGGTTGAGCTTGAACATCTAGTACCTTATATTGCTGGTTACTTTCACTAGCTACTCCTGCATCTGTCTTTAGTATTACATAGCTTCCAATCGGCACCTTATCCACCTCTGATTGGTCTATTTCAAACCACGTATATAAACCATCCCTGTAGTAATACAATACAAATATATTATAATAATTACCCTTAGGCTGCTTAATAAATATTCTATACTTCGAAGCGAATGATGGGGCTTCGTTATTTATCATCACCCTAATATCATTAGCGGTGTCAGAATTAGCTGGTGTAATATTAATTGTATTCTTTGGAGCCGTGAGAACCGTAGTCATCCTACTGTAATCATCCAGGTAAACAATACCTATCTCGTAATCTCTATCACTCCTAAACGTAGGTAGTGGTGTTCCTAAAACAGTTTCTGTTTGTAGTTTTAATCTATAATCTATATCTATCTCTACACCATTCGAGTCTACAATATCATAAAACTGTACGTAGTTTCCGTAAGCAATTCTACTTCCTATTAACTCCTGAGCTTTAGCAAGTAGTGGTACATTGTCAAATAATCTAGTAATCTCATCTGGAGGTAGTACCGTGTATACCTTACTATTATCAAACGTATTAGTAAACCTACCTGTAGTGCCATCAATAATAATATCATCAACATCAAATGATTGGATAACATTTATATTAGTCCCTGCTGTGTCTCTAAATAGTAACTGAACCTCTTTTATTCTTTCGTCTGGAACCCACGACCCACCTGAAGATACTCCGTTAATATAGTAATTAACATCTACCTGGTTATAACTATTAGTCATAGATGAAAAAGAATCATCACCAATTACATATAAAAAAGGTGATGGCTCAAAGGCTGTTGATGAGAATGGAGATATAGCACTATACTCATCATTCTCGTACTTATACCTACAAGCAAACTGTAAGAACTTATATTTTAAATTATTCTCCTGAAACTGCACCGCTGAATTACTAAGTGTAATTGTCGGAGAGTTTATTGCTGGCTTAACAATAACAGAAATATCATCCTCTATAAAATCATCTGTAGCATAATAATTAGTTACGTTTAATCGTCTTGGTGGGTTTATATTGTCCGTCCAGAACAATAAATCATCAATTATATTAACACCTGTTATTAGGTAGCTTGGGTTAAACTTTAATACAGAGTTTGCGTTACCTATAGTATCTTTTAGTAAAACTGTGGTTATACCGTTAATCTCATTATACTTAAGTACATAATCAAAACCTGCTCCTGCACCATCTGGGTCATTTACAAACCAGTATATATTATTGTTAGCCTCATCAGCTACAGCACCTATAGTCTTAGCATTAGCGGTAAAGGTTTGGTTAGATACATTAGTATTACCCTTAATGTTCTCTAACGCACCTACTCCTGCACCCTCAGATGCAGACACTTCGATATTCAACGCATCCCTATACTGACCGTCTGGAATCAGACGTTCATCAAGGTCTTTGTTCATAATACCTTGTATGAAACTTTTAATTAACCTCATTTAATCCACTTATCTCTACCTCTTAGAGCCATCAATAATCTCCCAGAGTGCATGTTACTTAACCTAATCTTAGCGTTTCTAAGTTTAGCCATCTTTGCTTTATGAGCTCTTCTAACTACATACTCCTGTGTGTCTATCTTATTGTCTAGTATAGCCCATCTAATGTAGCTGTATAAATAATCCTCTGCTAGCTTGTTGATAGTAACCGAATCATCGTTACCATTCTCCATACCATCAGATACATACTCCAGCACTATAGACTGAGCATTAACGCCAGAGCTAAAGTTAATAACACCTGATTGTTTATTAATTCTAAAACTGTCGTTTACATTAGCCTTAGATGTGTCTAATCCATAGTATCCACCTATACCGTAGCTAAAATACCAGCTGCCATCTACACACCAGCCCCATTGTCCGTATCTTAATCCACTGTCTAAAAACTGTTGCTGAGGTAATCCAGCTAATCTATCTCTATCTAACTGAGATAACTCCTCCTCTAAAACCTCACCATCCTGGTCAAACAATAAGTTTCCGCTATTATCCTTTAGGTATTCCGTAGCATAGTTAATCTGACTATTCTCGTGTAATGGAAATAATATACCATCCTTCTCCACAGATATACGTACGTAGTTTACGTAGTCAGGTGGTAATATAAATCTTAGGTCATCACCGACATCCTGTTGTAATACCTTTATATTCCTTAATGCATCGTAAGTAATCTCTTGAATACCTCTCTTAGCATGAAACAATATATTATATCTATTAACATTATTAACCAGCTTATCATCACCCACATACATTAACATGAAATTGTTAACAATATCTTTTAGTGATACAAACTGGTATTCTCCCCAGTTAGCACTCTGAGGAACTGTTCCTGAGTTGGTGTAGTATTGATAGTTAGTTATGTATGCCATTATGTTTCTTTTTGGTCGTTAATAGCTTCCTCTTGTGACGCAAAAGCTGTTACAGCTGCCTCTCTAATATTAACACCAGCGTACTCCAGTATCTTAAAAACCAGAGTATCTTGGTCTGAAAGAGGTAGCTCAAAGTCTTGGTAATCGGCAGCTGACTGATTAAATACAGGTGAGCCAGATACTGTATTATAGGTCCATTTAGGGTCAGATGGATAGCGAACATATAGAACATCTACGTTTGTTGTTATGGTTGTTGGATATACTATTAATGAGTTACCTGGTGATGTAGGTGTTGGTGTTGATGTACTAGCTCCCGTTAAGTAATACGCAGGATACGATGTAGTTGGAGCTGTTATATTAGACATAACCAATTGGTTTATCTTATTCTGGTTTACTCTCTCAACTTCTGTAGTGGTGTTATAGAAAACACTATTTAATGTATACCAATCTGTAGGTAGTGTAAATGAGGTTGTGGGAGCACTATAAGCTAATCCAACCTCTTTCCTTGTAAACAAATCTATCACCTCTGCTATTTGTTTAGGAATGTCTGCGTATCCGCTATTAGAAAGCCTCTTGTTTTGTAGGTTAAGTGCGTTCTTGTAGTCGTAGAAGTATTCCTCAAATAGTTCAAGTTGAGCTTGCTTTGCAAACAGGTTAAACTCCTCTGGAGTTACGTAGCCATTGTTATCCTTATTAAGGATTGCCATGACTGTATTTCTAACCGTGTTAATCATCTAAAAATTCTTTG